CATGGTTATACAAGTTGCTAAAAATCTCGCCCCAGCCGCGATTCTTCCAGCGCTTCTTACAATGCTTAAGCAATTAAGAGATCAGGCTCGGGGCGAAGAAGAGGCTCCGACAGGAGTTGAATTATAAAATGAAAATTACGACAAAAAGACTCAAAGAGATCATCATAGAAGAATTAAACGAACTTGGCGGCGCCGCTCGTAATTTGGGTGCGGTAGCGGGTAGGGCAGGACAGGAAGTAGATAGTCCCGATCACTCTTTGCAGGGCCCAGAACAAATTGCCGAAGATGATTTAACTGGTCTTTTAGTTGATTTGGGGCGCACTCTGGTAGAATGGGAACAAAAAGAATATCCATCTGATGAAGAAAGATACATGAGCTATTTCAAAGATATTCAGGAATTAGTAGAAGAATATGATCCTTGCGCTCATCCTGGCCAAAAGTGCGACCAAGCACATCCAAATCAAAGTCACGAGGAGTGTATTGCAGTAACGATTAATGATGGGTTACAGGAAGAAAAAGCAAAGGATAATCCTTGGGCGATTTGCACAGCATCTGTTGGCCGCGAAGACAAAGAAAAGTATGAAAAATGTGTAATGAACGTAAAGAAAGAAAAAGGTATTAAGTGAGGTAATTAATGATGAGTTACGCAAGAGGCAAAGTAGACAAGTTTATCGAGAAAATGATTTCTCGCAAGTTTTTGGTTTGGGTAACGGCCACAACCCTAATGCTTACGGCCGGCCTCGAATCCAGTGATTGGGTTATTATCTCGGCGCTTTATATCGGCGGTCAAGCTGTCATCGACGGCATTGCCACATTGAAGGGTTTAAATGGTTAGTACGAAGATTTTAGATTTTGTTGTCAAACACTGGAAAGAATTATTAATCATCGTCTTAGCATTGCTTGTAGTCGGAAAATATCGTTCCGATTATAAACAACTAGAAAGTGTTTATGAAGCGGAGCAGGCATCGTTAGAAGCACAGATTGATGGCTTGAAAAACATTCACGAGCGCGAACTAGTTCGCAGAGCGCAGGCTTTAGAAGACTACAGGGGCGCCCTTGCAGAGCTAGAAAGAAATTATCTTGAGAGCCAGCTTCAATTAGAAAGGTCAAGAAGAGAATACAAAGAAAAATACATTGAAGATTTTTCTGAAAACGAAGACGCACTAATCGAGGAAATAGAAGAAGTTTACGGATTCGAGAATGCTCCTTAGCTTTTTATTATTAACATCAATAGCAACTGCTGAAGATCCCGGAAAGTTTATGATTATGGGAATGAATGAGTGCGCTCGATATGAGGGTGTTTTATTTGATGTAACTGCCACAGCAGAAATCCTATCCAGAACAAAGATTAGAACAGCAGAATGCAATTTGAGAGTTGATACCGAACTCGAAAAAAAAGAAATTGAATTTGATCTTGAGAGAGAAAACTATGAGATTAAATATACATCACTAAAAGATGAATATGATTTGGTCTTGGAGCAAAAAGATTTACAGATACAAAGTCTCGAAGAAGCAATTAAAAAGCATTCTCCAAGAAATAAGTGGATATGGTATGCTGGTGGCGTAGCAAGCGGGATTGCCGTTACATATGGGGCATATAGAGTATTCAATAATGAAGGATAATCCAAATCGTATTGCGGCCATTGAAAAAGCAATCTCTGAGAAATATGGAGACGATACAATCCAGAACCCAAAAGCAAATTGGGATGAAGAAAAAGAGAAAGAATATCTTGCCCAGATGAAAGAGCTTTATCAAAAAGTTAAGAAAAATGATGAATGGCAAGAGAAAGTTGATTTAAATGGTATAAAGGTTTCAAAAAAACTATTTAATAGAGATTCGACTAAGTATTGTCCGGTCTGCGGTTCTTTCGCAAGAAAAGCAAAAGATGATGTTTGTTTGATAAAGTTTAATTGCTGTGAGATGTGTTTTGGAAAATATGTCGATGGCAGGGAGAAACGCTGGCTAGACGGCTGGAGACCAACAAAAGAGGAAGATAAATAATGGCTACAGTATATGAAATCGTTCAGGGATTATCACAGGCGGCAGCGAATGCTTTTGATGGCGCCTTGGATGAAAAAGGAGAAATGTTAGAGGCAGGACTCCAAAGAGAAGAAGGCGATCCTATTCTTGATAAAAGAGTGATAGACGGCTTTAACATCAGATTCTACGGGGATAAGATGTGCCTAAGCTATCAGTCTGAAGTTCAGCTTAAAGAGGTATATGCCAATGGTTTTGAATCCGATGTTGAACAGAGAATAGCTGACATTGCAAAATTTCTTAAGAAAGAATATAAGAAGATTACCGGCAACACCGTGACACTAACAAAGGAAGAAGAAATAGATATGATGGTTGAAAGAACTTCCAATATTCGTAGTTGGGTTACCGCATATCAGGTTTATAAGGTTGGTGGTCTTGGCGAGGGAACTGATGAACTTGATACCCCCTCTAAAGATAGATTAGAAACAAATTGGAAAAAGTTTCTCGATCTTGGCGGCTGGAACGGTACCGGCGGAAAACGCCCCGATAACGACACACGGAAGAAGGGTTCCGAGGTCGAGAAGAAATGAGAAAAAACAAACGCCGATTTGATCCTCGTTACTTTATGGACGAGAAGACAGACAAGAAAGTTATTAAAGTGGATGAGAAGACAGAAAAGAAAGTTCTCAAAGAGGTCATGCCGCGACACACGCAGTTGCCGGATGAACCCGATCTTCTTCAATATGCCGATGAGCAGAGAATGGATCAAATTTCCAAAGAACTGGAAAAACAATTTGTACATCATACGATAGTGACCGTGGAGGTGCCAGATTTTGATGGCTCTATGGTTGACCTTGATACTTTTCTAACGAAAATGGGAAACTATGTTGTTACGGGCGATGTAAGTATGAAGCAAGCAAAAGTATATATAGATCAAATTGTAGATAATCTGACGGTGGATCGAGACGTTCTGAATTATTGGAGTGACCCCCGTGATTACGAAGATGACCCAGATTATTCACTCCAAGAGGTAAAGCCAGGTGGTGGAGAATACCAGGATCCATATTCCGGAGATTATTCTTCGCGATCACGCGCCGGCACAGACCTAAATGAAAAATTCGATACAGTAGTAGACGCCCTAGGACAAATTGGGGAAATTGCACACGGTGCCGTTAGCGCAGTCCAAACCGAAAATGATTAATGAGTTTTCAATTAGACAAAAAACAAACTGTAAAGGAAATAGTAAAGTGCGGTAAAGATCCCGCTTATTTTTTAAAGAATTACGCCCGTATATCCCACCCGATGCACGGGCTTATTTTATTTGATACATACGATTTTCAAGACGATCTATTAAAAGACTTTAATGATTATCGTTTTAATGTTATACTCAAGGCACGACAGTTGGGTATATCAACAATCACTGCTGGTTATATCGTGTGGATGATGCTCTTCCATCGCGATAAGGCAATCCTCGTTATGGCAACGAAGTTCGCAACAGCAGGAAACTTGGTTAAGAAAGTCAAGGGAATTATGCGTAACATTCCAGATTGGTTGAAGATTGCGACAATCAGTGTTGATAACAGAACTTCTTTTGAACTTTCCAATGGTTCATCAATTAAAGCCGCATCCACATCTGGCGATGCCGGCCGCTCAGAAGCACTATCTCTTTTGGTGCTTGACGAGGCAGCACACATTGAAAACCTCGAAGAACTATGGACAGGTTTGTATCCCACTCTATCAACTGGTGGTCGCTGTATTGCGCTGTCAACCCCTAATGGTGTTGGGAACTGGTTTCATAAAACCTGTATTGATTCTGAAGCCGGCGTAAATAATTTTAATTTGACTACGCTTCAATGGGATGTACACCCAGATAGAGATGAAGAATGGTACAAAAAAGAAACTAGGAATATGTCCAAGCGCCAGATTGCGCAAGAGTTACAATGTAATTTCAACACCTCTGGTGAAACCGTTATTGATCCCACAGATATGGAATGGATGTTATCTCTTCATAGAGAACCCAAATACCGTACAGGTTTTGATCGCAACTTTTGGATTTGGGAAGAATACGATCCCACTTGTAATTATTTGATGGTTGCGGATGTAGCTCGCGGAGATGGCGCAGACTATTCTACGTTTCATATTATCCAACTAGAAACTTTAGAAGTCGTTGGAGAATATCAAGGTAAGGTAACTCCCGATATGTATGCCAATATGTTAAATCAAGTAGGCCGAGAATATGGTGGATGTATGCTGGTGGTTGAAAATAACAGTATTGGATATACGGTGTTAGATAAGCTTATAGAATATGGGTATCCCAATTTATACCATTCGGTTAAATCAACTCACGAATATATTGAGCAACATCAGGCGGAAGTTCGCAACAGCGCAATTGCCGGCTTCTCTACCACGTCAAAGACGCGACCTCTAATTGTTGCGAAATTGGAGGAGTTTATAAGAAATAAACTAATTAAAACATATTCATCGCGACTAACTAATGAATTTAAGACTTTTATATGGAAAAATGGAAAACCACAAGCAATGAAAGGATACCATGATGACTTAATTATGGCTCTCGCAATCGCTTGCTGGGTGAGAGATACGGCATTACAGGTAAATGCAAGGGAACTAAATTATCAAAAAGCATTTGTTGATGCCATAATCACATCCAAAACCACTTTAAATACTCAAATAAAAGGACAAGAAGGGTACAAAAGAGACAATATTTTTGATAAAATGAGTGAAGCTAAAGAGATCTACGATCAATACAAATGGATTATTAAATAATGGCACGCCCCAACAACACACATAAAAGAAATCCCGCGAACTCACAGTCGGGCTTATTTAAAGCGCTTACAAGATTGTTCTCCGGACCAATCATTAACTACCGCTCACAATCTGGGCGGCGCATTAGAAGGCAACATTTAGACAAGTTTTCTTCGAGATTCAGATCGGCATCGGGCCAGCAGTTTAAGAAGTCCCTTTACAATCCTCTTGACTCTATTGCAACAGAAGCAATCGCGAATCAGCGCAGATCTGAGAGATATGTAGATTTTGATCAAATGGAGTATATGCCCGAGATTGCTTCAACTTTGGATATTTATGCTGACGAGATGACAACCTATTCTGATCTTCGTCCGATGCTTAACATCAAATGTCCCAATGAAGAGATTAGAGCAGTTCTATCAATATTATTTGATAGTATTTTAAATCTTAATTATAACTTGTTTGGCTGGAGTCGCACAATGTGTAAATATGGCGACTTCTTTTTATATTTGGATATTGATGAAAAGTATGGCGTCAAGGCCGTTATTGCATTACCTGCGTCCGAAGTTGAAAGGCTGGAAGGTAAAGACTCCACAAATCCAAATTATGTCCAGTATCAGTGGAACTCTGCTGGAATGACTTTTGAAAACTGGCAAATTTGTCATTTTCGCATTCTTGGCAATGATAAATACGCCCCATACGGTTCTTCTATTCTAGAAGCTGCCCGGCGCATCTGGCGCCAGCTTACTCTTATGGAAGATGCAATGATGGCTTATCGTGTTGTTCGCTCTTCAGAACGTCGAGTATTCAAAATTGATGTTGGTGCGATTCCGCCGCAAGATGTTGAACAATATATGGAAAAGATTGTTAGTCAGTTGAAAAGACATTCTGTTGTAGACTCTACGTCTGGCCGCGTCGATCTTCGTTATAACCCAATGAGCATCGAAGAAGATTATTTCATTCCAATCCGTGCAGGTTCGGCAACAGAGATTACTACTTTGGCCGGCGCCACAAATATTACGGCAATTGATGATGTTAAATATCTTCGTGATAAATTGTTTTCTGCCCTCAAGGTTCCTCAAGCATATCTTTCAATGGGCGAGGGCGCAGGAGAAGATAAAACAACTCTTGCAACGAAAGACATTCGATTTTCAAGAACCATTCAAAGACTTCAAAGGGTTATTATTGCAGAGCTAACAAAGATTGGCATTATTCACCTTTATACGCTTGGATTCAGAGGAGATGATTTGTTGGCCTTCTCGTTGTCCTTAAATAACCCATCCAAGATTTCAGAACTTCAAGAGATCGAGCACTGGAAGCAGAAGTTCGATATTGCCGCTTCCGCAACTGAAGGCTTTTTCTCGCGACGTTGGGTTACCGAAAACATTTTTGGAATGTCCCACGAAGAGTTTATTCGTAATCAGCGTGAAATGTATTATGATCGCAAACATGACGCCTCTCTTCAGCAAGTTGCAGAAGCCGCGGCAGCAGCCGAAACCGGTGGTATGATGGGAGGCGAGATGGGAGGCGATCTGGGTGGAGAGCTTGGCGGCGAAGAGCTTGAAGGCGGCCCCGAAGAAATGCCCGCCGGCGCAGCCGAATTACCAGGAGCCGGCGAAGCGGAATCGGCATTACTCGCAGTGCCCCCAGGCTCGCGGAATTCTCCGACAGTTAAGTCGTTACAGCCGCAAGCAAAAGGCAAGAAACATTTCCCCAAGAAGTTTGATGATAGACCAGATGGCGCCAGATCTCGTTCATATGCCGCAAAGTATTCTAAAGAGAAAAGCAGCGCCACAACAAGAAATGTTGTGCCAGGCGCCGAGATAGGCACATTAGCTAAAATGAATGGCCTATCAACGGGGATTTACGAGAACGATCAATCTATTTATAAGTTGAGAGAACAGACGGAAGAAGATAAGTTATTTGAAATAAATGATTCAATCCGAGTTTTGCTTGAAGGGTTAGAGAATAAGAACACATCGGAGCAAGATAATGAAAGTAAGACATAATAAGAAAAGAAATACTGCTTTTGTCTATGAGGCGCTTCTGCGAGAGGCGACCGTTGCCATATTAAAGAATGAGCATGAGAGAAAAGATAAGGCCATTTCTATTATTAAGAAACATTTTAAGAGTGACGGCATTTTAAGAAAGGATCTCGATTGCTATAGATCCTTATATG